TCTCCGCCGACCGACCATGTTCCTCCTCGTGGTGTGCGCATTCTTCAGCGACTACCACAGCTCTCCTTGCTTGCTGGACGGCTCCTGCTTGGCCTCCGTGTTCAAGATCCTTCGCTTGGCGATCTCGAAGTAGGTTTCGTCGCGCTCGATGCCAACGAAGCGGAAGCCTTCGAGGGCCGCGGCCTTGCCCGTCGAGCCGCTGCCCATGAACGGATCGAGCACCACGCCTCCGGGCTGCGTCACCAAGCGGCAGAGGTAGCGCATCAAGTCAGTCGGCTTTACGGTCGGATGGATGTTCTTCCGAGGACCAGACTCCGCGGTCTCCGGTCGCTCGCCATTGATGACTCGATAGTCCTGGTCCGTCCACTTGTTGCCGTTGACTCGATGCACCTCGGGCATCTCTTCGAGTCCCTCGTCGCGGTCGGACTTGCTCGCCTTCGGGCAGTAGAAGAAGCGAGACGCGTCACCTAGGACTTGCTGCACCTCGTCGCCGTCGTCATGGATCAGGTTCGCCGGCCAGCGGCCTGCGGGTGCATCGCCCACCCTGCACCCATCCACATTGATCGCGCCCGTTCCATGCTCGACGACATTCGCAGCCACCGTGCCGACGATCGGCTTGCGTGCCATCGTGATCGGCTCAAGGGCTGGCTTGAGCGCGGTGCCCCAGCCTTGCCACTGACGAGCGGCTAAGGTTGTGGGGGTGGTGATGTTGTATTCGCCATCACTGCGACCGGCACAATCCACAACGCTTTCACGCCTGACGCGGTACCCCTGCCCCACGACTTCGCGCCTCTTGAAGTTCTGAGACTCAACGCTGCGGATATCGCACTCGCGCTCTACCCATTCAGGCACATTGCCCAGAAGATGCCGGCATTGCTCCAGATGCTCGCGGGTCATAATCGCTGGCTGAGTTGGATGGGTTGTATAGTGGCTGCCCATCGCTGTCCCTGTAGCGTTGTCAACTTGTCGGGCGTTTGTCCCTGTTGATCGAACCCAAGCCGTGAACCTAAACCGTCTGGCCTGCTGCTCCGCTACAGCATCCATCTTGTCGATCGCCTTCGACACATCGAGCGACTTCGGGAAGCCCGATCCATACAGCCACGCGATCATGTCGCGGATTTCGAAGCCCGCGTCCTCAATCCTGCAAGCCATCCGGTGTTGCGTCCTCGTGCCGGCGAACGCCAGCAGATGACCGCCCGGCTTCAACACACGCAGGCACTCACGCCACACTTCCTCGCTCGGGACATCGTAGTCCCACTTCTTACCCATGAAGCTCAGGCCATACGGTGGGTCGGTCACCACTGCATCGACCGAGTTGTCAGGCATCGAGCGCATGACCTCGATGCAATCGCCGTTGTGAAGCTGAACCTTCAACCATTCCTCCCACGCCTGAACACCGACAAGCTACTACGCGGTGACACGCCGATCGACGGGCGCACGCTCGCGCCGCGCGATAGGCCGATGATCGCGGAGTCCCACTGGTCGGGGCTCCTACCGTAACGCTCGCGCAGGCCGTCCTTGCCGTCGTCCCGATGCAACGCGACCCGCGTGCCCTTCGCGCTGTCCTCGAACTCGTAACGCGCCCACTGTGCCTGCCGCCACAGTTCGCCAAACTTCTCCGGGATCGTGATCCGGCGTTCCTCCAGCAGACGCTTCGCCACCCAGTGAAGCTCGCTCTTGCGATCGCTGAACACCATCTGGCCGGTCAGGTCGCGCCAGTCGTACTTCGCCGATGCGCCGAAGTCGACCGAGTCGACGTAGAAGCCGAGCTGCTTCAAGCGGTCGACCACGCCTGCGCCCATGCCCACCGCGTCGATATGGATGTTCCGCGCCGGGATCGACTCGCCCTTTAGCCCCCACGCGCGCGCTAGCTCGACGATCTTGGACGAGGTCTGCATCAAGTCGGGCAAGCGCCACGAGATCTGCTCGCGTAGGACGCCGTTCGACCAGAGCGTCGCCACGCTCTCGTCGCTTCCTTGCCGCGCGACGTCGACGCCGAGATGCAAGTCGCCGACGCTCTTCGGCTCGCCGAGATCCGCGCCGAGCGCCGCGACCAGCATGCCCTTCGTCACGAACCGACGCTCGAGGCTCTGCTCGGGAAACTTGCCGAGCACGTAGGCCGACCAGAGCGGTGAGTCCGCGCCCCACTCCATGCGCATCTGATCCACCCACTCCTTGTCCGCGAGCCAGTCCGGCGCGACGTGAAACGAGTCGTAGGGCACGGGATCCGGCGCGTCGTCCTCGCACGACGAGATCCGCACGCGGTGCCAGCGCGTGCCGTTCCTGAAACTGCGCGCGAAGAAGTGGTCCGACTCCGCGTCGATCGTCGGGTTCGCGGTCAAGAGGACGTGGACGTTCGGGCCCGACAGCGATCCCTCGATGGCTCGATAGACCGCGTCGTCCACGCCGGCGGCCTCGTCGATGATGACCACCAGGCGCTTGTCGCCGACCTCGGCCTCGCGCTGGAACCGCTCGAGGTCCACGTCCTCGGCGTCGACCTCCTCGCCTTCGATCGCGTCGGGCAGGCGCACGCCGGCATGCCACCCTTGGAATCGGTCCGGCGAGTTCGTCGAGATGCCGAGCGCGTAGTGCTCGGGCGCGACAGACAGACGGATCGTGCCTAGCTCGCCGGGCATCGCCGGCCACTTGGTCTTCGCCTTGGACCACATCGAACCGATGCGCTGCCACAGCACGTCGCGCACCTGCCGGCCCGTCGGCGCGGTCGTCAGCACGACGCATTTGCTCGTGTAGATGAACGACAGCACCGCCAATGCGCCGATCTCCGTCTTGCCGGCCTTGCGCCCGGATCGCACCGTCACGAATCGCTTGGTCGATAGCTGCTGCATGATCTCGCGCTGCGCTGCCCAGAGCCGCGCGCCGAAGACCTTGCGCGCGACACGCTCCTCGTCGCCGCGGTACTTCGCGAACATAGCCTCGCCGACCTCGAGGCTCTGGCGCTTCGTCGCCTCCATCAACGCCTCGAGCATCAGGGCCCGCGTCGCGTCGTCATAGATCAAGGGACGCCTCGTCGTCGCAAAGAGCCGACATCAACTCTGGATTCAGACGGCAAAGAAGCAGGAAGCCGCGAGAGAGCTTCGTCGTCATGTCCTCGTTCGTGTCGCCGTGGATCTTGTCCGTGTGCTCGCTCGTGTAGCCGACGACCTCCAGCACGCAGTGCGTCAGCTCGTGCATCAGGAACTCGCGCGCCGGCCCGTCTTCGAGGTCGCATCGCAGCGCGATCTCGTGCGTGTCCGTGTCCGTGTGCGCCCACTCGTCGTCCGGCAACTGCTCGACCACACGCAGCCGATAGCGCGAGAATCCCAAGTCGACGTGCAGGATCTCGAGCGCCGCGATCTGGTCGAAGATGTGCATCGGTCAGGTCTCCTCGGGCTCGGGGTCCGTCGACTCCGCGAGCCGCGGCAGCGGCTTCGACATTTCCGACATGAGGCGATCTCGCACCATGCTCGTCACGCGGTCGCCCGCGTGCTCGCGCACGATGACCAGGAAGCGCCCCAGCATCTCGACGATCTCGCCCTTGTTGACGACCTGCGTCTTTTGAAGATGGATGGACCACGCGCCCTCGATCCGGCGCGCAAGCTTGTCGAGGTTCGAGCCGAGGTGCTCGAGGTTCGAGCCGACGCTCGCGCCGGCGTCGATCAATTCGCCAAGCTCCTCAAGCAACTCGGCCGCCCGAGGATCGCCGCTCGACAACGCCTCGCGCATCTGTCCGAACTTCGTCTTGATCGAGCGCCGCCACTCCGGCGAGTCGTGCTCGTCGACCATCGCCATCAGACGCTGCGTCACGCTGTCCAGCGCGGCGATGGGCTCCTTCAGGTCGAAGAGGTTGCGGTCCTCGCGCGCGGACTCGTAGGCCGCGGCCAGCTTGCCGAGCGGGCGGGAGTAGCGACCATGCTTGAAGTTGCCCTTGCCCTTGCCGGATCCAGCAGCACCGCCATGCGTGACACAGACATTCTTGCCGGCGACTGCCCACGCTCTGCATGGATCGCCCGTTCGAGCCGAGTGGGCATGGCAACGCTTTTTCGGAGTATTCATAGGTAAAACGACTCCATAGGTCATTCCAGCACCGTCCGCAGTCCCGCCTGCGGCGTCCATGAAAGCATCGGCTGGCCGTCCTTGCGGATCATCCGATAGCCATCCCGCATCATCGGCTCGATGACGCCGACGCGGCTGTACTGCATCCGCGCCGCGTAGCCGGCCGACTTCGCCGGCCAGTAGTACGGCCACACGAACACCGACGACAGCACGACGAGGCCACGCCAGTCGCCAAGCGTCCAGACCGAGTCCATGTAGGTGATCGCCTGGTGCATCGCCTCGTCGAGCGTCTTGCCGCTGCGCTTGCACTCCACGCCCACAAAGCCCTCGTTCCAGCCGGCCGCGATGGCCTCCGGCGTCGGCACGAGAATCATGTCGATGCGACGCTGGGTCTGGATATGCCAGAGACCGGAACTCTTGCCATGCACCTCGTCGTAGATCTTGAACAGGCGCGAGAGCTGGATCCGTCGACGGATGTCCTCGACCGATCGCTTCTCGTCCGCGAAGCCCTCGACGCTTAGAAGTTGGTCGGCCATCACTGGTCCCATTCTACATACGCGTTCCGCTCACTCCGGCCGAGGAGCACGAGCTTGCGCGCGGCGCGAGTCATGCCGACGTAGAAGACCCGACGCACCACGTCGCGCTGCGCCGGCAAGCCGACCCACTCCTCCATGCCCTGCCTCGACAAGTCCGGCGAGAGGTAGACCACGTCGGCCTCCGCGCCCTTCACGCTGTGGATTGTGCCGACGATCACCCGCGGCTTCTCGGTCAAGGCGGCCACGCCGCGCGCCGCGGCGATAGCCGTCGCGTACTCGCAACGCTTCCGGGCATCCGGCAGCAGGAGGTCGACGAGAATCTCCCACGGCCGCTCGGCCGTCAGGGCAGCGAGCAATTTGTCGAAGGCTTCCGGCAACACCAGCTCCCATAGCTCGCTGTCCTCCAAGCCGCGGGTCCACTTGGTCGATTCGTCGACGCGGCCCTTGAGTGCCTCCTTGCCGCCGCGCACGAAGAAGCCCGCGGCCTTGACGTGCTGCGCCCAGCGCCACATGACCTTGGGCGTCCACCATCGCCGGCGCTCGATCAGGTCGTCGAGGCGCTCGCCGCCGAACAAGTCCGGCCGGATGGTCTCGAGGAACGCTCGCAGGATCTCCACGCCACCGCGGAGTGGGTTCCAGTCGCCGCGCGCCACGAAAGGATTGTGGTAGGGCACGCCGGCCCGCCGCAGTTCCCGCAACGCGCCGTTCAGGTGGTATGCGCATGAGGCCAGCACCATGCATGTCTGGCCCTTCCCGAGTTCGGCCACGAGGTCTTTCACGACGAGGTCGGCCTGCTTGAGGGAAAGCCACCATGCGCCGTCCCGGCGTTCGACCACGCCGTCCTCGTCCTTCGGGAAGTACTCGAACGGGTAGCGCCAGCTCGAGCGGTTGATCCAACTGACCGCCATCGAGTGGACCGCCTTCGGAACACGCCATGACTTGGACAAGACGCGGTAGGAGTCCGCCGGCAGTTCCGGCTCGAGGAATGCCCGAGGGCTCGCGCCCTTGAAGTGGAAGATCGACTGGTCGGGATCGCCGACCAGCACCACGCCCTCGAGGTCGCTCGCCCACTTCCTGACGAGCGCCAGCTCCAGCGGCGAGAAGTCCTGAACTTCGTCGTAGCAGGCGATGCGCACGCCGTTCGGCGGGCCGAACGAGTCCAGACAGACCTCGATGAGGTCGGTGAAGTCGTAGTAGCCGGCGACTGCCTTCCATTCTTTCCAATATGAAAAGAACTCACGAGCCGCGCTCGACCACTCCTCCTGCGGACGCTGTCGCGCCCTAAGCGTTTGGGAGGCCCTTAGAGCAGCGTCGCCGCTCGACTGGGCCTCGGAGTCGTCCACGACCGCGAAGTCGTCGCTGACGCGCGCAGAGCGGCCCGTAAGGTGCCACGCCGTCGTGTGGTGTTGGGCCATCCACTCGTTGAAGTCGGCCGTGTGGCTTTCGGCCAAGGCCGGCTGGCCGAGGATGCGGAAGCAGATCGCGTGCAGCGTGCCCACGTTCCGCTCCTCGATGTCGATCCCGCGGCGCTTGATCTCGCGGGCTGCCGTCGTGGTGAAGCTGGCGAGGAGGATCTCGTCCCGCCCGAACTTGTCGCGCCACTGCTGGACCTGACGGACGACCCACGAGGTCTTGCCCGTCCCGGGAGGTCCGATGACTCGGTACTCCTTCAGCGTCATGGCGTGGCCTCGATTGTTCCACGCCACCCAGCGCACGCCTGCCGCGATCCTGCCAAGGGCCTCCCCCCCTGTTTCGCGCGCGCACGGGAGCAAAAAAGGGCCTTGGCCGACCAGAAAAGCCCTGCACTGCTAGGGGATTTCATGGGCGTGCCCTCATCGTGAGAGACCTTGAGAGACCTGAAACAGGTACCCCAACACCTAGTCTCTCACCGCAAGCCCATGTGCTGCATACACTTACGCTCATTTTGACCCCTGTGAGAGCTGAGAGACCAGCCCAAAACTCCGAAGTGCCCCCAAAACGTTCCCGTGCGCGCGCGTACTCGCGCGCCTCAGGTCTCTCACCTCTCCCACCGCGATCAGAACGGCACGCCATCAGACCCCTCCTCCCGGATGTCGAGCAGCACGACGTCTGGATCCCAGATCAGCCGGCCGCCTTTGGTCACCTTCCACGCGGTGCGCTGAAGCCGGCCTTTGCGGTCGTCCGCGATCTGGCCGTCCTTGGACTTGAGGTGAAAGTTGAACTTGTCGCTGGTGCAGTCGCACCGGCTCAGGGCCGTGCCGATTTCCTTGGCAAACTTGAACTGCTGGAAGCCGGCCGGGAGCGAGTTCTGAATCGTCATCAAGCCCTCGGTCGTCAGCCACACCTCCCCGTCGTGGACGAACGGCTGGTTCTGGGACATGGCGTCATCCCGAGGAAGGTCGAGGCTGGCCTGCACCATCAGGCGCTGCACGAGGACCGTCAGGCTGATCTCGACCGCGCCGCCGTATCCGATGTCCACCCGCTCGACAAGTCGCAGCAGGCGCGAGAACAGGCCGTCTGGCGCGAGCCACACGCTCGACCGCATGGTGCCGATGTTGAGCTGGAGTCCGTCGGCGATGCGCGCGGCGAACTTGCTGTGGTCGCGCAGGTTCTCGATCGCGCCGACCTTGACCTGCCCGGCCATCGTGTAGAGGACGTGGTCTCCGTTGTCGCCGCCGAAGCGCACGAGGCGCAGGAACGCCTTGTGCTTCGGAATGTCGAGTGTGTCGTTCACGATCGCGAACGCGGCGGCGACGAGTTGGTCGGCTTCGACTTGGGCCGGCTGGGCCGCCGGCACGACGGGCGCGTTGATCGGCTCGCCCTTATCGTCGACCGCGATCTGAAGGATCGGCTGCTCGCGGACGGTGGCGCGCACGGCTTCGAGTTCGTCCAGCGTGGCGTCCAGTTGATCCATGCGCATGGAGTTCGCGATCTCGTCGTTGCGCTCCTGAAGCCTCTTGTCGTTGTGCTGCTTGCGCGCCTTGGCGATGGTGTAGGTGAGCTTCTCGGCGTTGAAGTCCTTCCGATCCATGGACCCGCCGTGCTTGCGGCGGTGTGCGATGAGCACGTCGCAGATCTCTTGGTCGGCCCACCCGTCGTAGCTGACCAGGCGCGACGCGAGAGACATGTCGTACTCGGAGTCGGAGTTGAACTTCTTCGTCCGGTACCACACGGCGTGGAAGTTCAGGTCGTTTGCTAGGAGGACATCGAGCTTGGCCGACGGCTTGACATCGAGGTCGATCGCCAGCGGATGCAGGACCTCGACCTTGGTGATGGACCGCGGCTTGGCGGCGAAGTCGTCGAAGTCGGACGGGTTGTAGCGCGGGATCGGATCGAAGGGCGTCGATGCGACGGCGAGTCGCGGCGGCGTGTACTTGTGGTTCAGCGTCCCGGGTAGCCGGAGGATGCGCGAGAGGTCGTAGGTATTGTCGACCGTGTAGTCGGCGACCTTCCGCACGAATTGCTGGAAGCCCTCGACGATGGCCTGCGCGCGCGAACGCTCCTCGTCGGTCTCGAGGATCCACGGCTCCTTGAACAGCCACCAGCCGTGGATGCCGCCGCCGGTCGTGTTGATGATGCTGGGCTTGAGCGGGAGGTGCATGACGACGTCGACGATCTTCTTCATCTCGGTCGGCAGTCCGGCCTTGCCGTGCTGCTCGTTCTTGACGTCCATGTCGATCCAGATCCCGCCGATGACGGATGCGGACCGCACGCTTCCGCGCGCGAACTCCGGCGCGGACTTGGCGTCTTCGCGCGCCTTGGCTTCATCGTGCAGGGCGCAGGTGAAGTAGGTGTTGCACTTGTGGTGGTGCTTGGCGGCGAACTCGGCGGCGGCGTCGATGCTGGTGAACCAGTGCGCGCGCTTGCCGGATTCTTGCCAGATGACCAGCTTGTGCTGTTCGGATACCGACTCGCCGAAGATGGCGTGCAGGAAGGATGCGGAGTCCATGGCGGAGCGATCGTGCGCGAGAGAAAGCGCACGAGAGAGAGGGACGGTGCGGAGCGTGGATGGAGGAGCCACGCTCGTGGTTGGCCGAGCGTGGCTCCGTTTCGAATCTAGCGGCGGTCGTCGAGATTGTGCAGGCGTGCTGCACAAACGCCACGGGCCTCAGTCGATCTCGCCGTCGTCGTTCCCGGCCGCGAGACCGAGTCGTCCGGCGGCTGCGTTGACGATGGCGGAGGAGATGACCTGCGACACGGTGGCGGCCGCGGCGAGCTCCGCCTGGTCGAGCGGTCGCACGAAGGCGAACGCGATCTCGGAGTAGGTCTGGCCGGCCTTGTTCTGGGTCTTCTTGAGCTGGAGCTTGGTGACGACCGACTGGATCGTGTGGCCGGCGTTCACGAGCGTCATCATGTACGTCGTGAACGCCTTCTTGCTCGAGCGCGGGATCTTCAGCAGGTTCGGCATTCGGTTCGAGCCGACGAAGCAGTAGACCTCGGAGAACTCCTTGCAGTCCGAGCCCTTGCCGCCCTTGCGATCGGAGCCGGGCTTCGACCACGGGCA